AGTATAATTGCTTCACCAAATTGATACATAAATTGGAATTACGCAATGTGATTTCCATACAACAATAATAAGTGTTTGGTACAAGAAACGGCACTCGTTTCTGTGTTGACTTCCTACATGGTATCAAAAACAATGGAAAAGAAGAAATAAATCTAACATTTCTTCTCCAATAGTGCTAAATCTCCTATAAATAAATCTGTCGATGAACAGCTCACCGACAAATTTACATCAGACTTTGCACTAACTTTAAAACAACAATAATTTCGGAGATGATTTTATGTCCAGCAAACTAGAAGCCCTCAAAGCCGCATTCGCACCTAAGACCAATGGCGGTAATGGTAATGGTGACAAGAAGTTCACCCAGTTTTATCAATTCTGGAAGATGAACCCAGGCGAACAGGCCACTGTTCGATTCCTGCCTGATGCAAACCCAAACAACGAACGTCAATTCCTGGTTGAAAACCTAACTCACACTCTCGTCATCAACGGCAAGAAGCGTGTGGTTGCCTGTCTGGAAATGTATGATGGTCATGGCACTTGCCCAATCTGCAAACTTTCGCGTGAATACTACGACAAGGCTCGCATAGCTGGTGAAACCAAGGAAAATCCAGGTCCGTTGACCGCACTAGGCAAGAAGTACTATCGTAAGAAGGAGTACATTGGTCAAGTGAAGGTGCAAGTGTCTCCGATCGAGTTCGAAAAGAATGAAGGTCATGAGCATGAAATGCCAATTTCCATCGGCCCGCAAATCTACAACCTGATCCAAGCCGCATTCGCATCTGGTGATCTGGAAGAAGTACCATATGAGTTCAAGGGTGGTTACGACTTCCGAATCTTGAAGTCGACTCAAGGAGATAATGCCAACTACACTCTGTCTAAGTTTGTTCCTAAGCAGTCTGACCTTGATGATGACACCATCGCACAATTGAACTTGTATGACCTGTCCACTCTCTGTAACCGTCGTATCGACGCAGAAACACTGGAAGCAATGTTGACAGCTGATACTACTGGCCAATCGTACAAGCCAGCCGGTGAAGATAGTGTCGCTGATGTGGATTCGTACTCGACTCCAGCAGTCCAAGCCGCAGTAACTTCTACAGTAACTCCACAAACTGAAGCCGCGCCTCAGGCACCAGTGGCAAGCGATAATAAAGTCAACGACGTGTTGGCTCAGATTCGTGCTCGTGCCGCAGCCAATAAAGCCTAAGCATCAGTAGCATCTAACAAGGGACTAAAGGTCCCTTGTTTCATCTTCACTGTAGGAATTTCTCTCTATGGCAAATCTAGCCTTTCTAAAAGATTTCAGAAAAGCTCTTGACAAGAATGAAAATGTGTCAACTGCTTTCCAGCCTCCAAAACGCTGGTATCACACCGGTAATTACGCAATCAACCGCGTGCTATCCGGTTCTTATATTCGCGGTTACCCGGCCGGCCGTGTAACTGCTTTCGCCGGTCCTTCTGCATCCGGTAAGTCGTTCTTGGCTTGTAACTCGATTCGTGAAGCTCAGAATGAAGGCGCATTCGTCTTAGTGCTTGATTCGGAAAACGCGCTTGACCCAGTCTTCATGAAGAAGATCGGTGTCAACACTAACCCGACTGCTCTCCAGTATGTCCAAGTCGTTACCATCCAAGACGTCACCGCAGTTTTGTCTGACTTCTTGAAAATGTACGAGAAGGAATACGGTCGGTACAATCACGAAGCTCCAGATGTTGTCATCTTCCTTGATTCGCTTGGTAACTTGCTTACTGCCGGTGAAGACGAGAAGTTCGACAAGGGTGTTCAGACTGGAGACCAAGGTCAATCGGCTAAGCTCAAGAAACACTTGCTCCGTACGATCGTTTCTCGCCTAGCACGTTTGAACATTCCGCTAGTCTTCACCGACCAAGTCTACCCACAAGACATCATGCTAGGCGATGGCCCATGGGCTATCACCAACGGCGTGAAGTACTCGACTTCACAAATTGCATTGATCACTAAGCTAAATCTGAAAGATGGTGCAGACTTTGTTGGTATTCGTATGCGAGTCGAATCATACAAGTCTCGTTTCGCTAAGCCGAAGTCGAAGACCGAAGTTGAGGTTCCATACTCGACTGGTATGAACAAGTTCTCTGGTGTTGTTGAACTGCTCGAAGCTGATGGCATCGTCACTAAGGAAGGTTACAGTGTGACCTGTGAAGTTAATGGCGAGAAGCTCAAGTTCAAGGAAGATACCTTGACTGATGAGACCTGGGCTAAGCTGATTCAGCACCCTAAGATTCGTGCAATGGAAGCTGACTTCGAGGATGCACAAGCCGATGAAGCCGGTGCATTTGCCGAAACGACTCGTCAGCTAGACAACGACGAATAACGAAAGAGGCTTCGGCCTCTTTCTTTTAGGAGTTCTCATGAAAATCAGAAATGAATTAAAGAACATGTGGCTGACTACGCTAGTGACCTTCGCAGAAAGTGGCATTGAGGTTGAATGGCTTGATTTCGGCCCATCCGTGCTCATGAAGCAGAAGATCTTCGAACGTAAAGAAGACTTGATCAAAGCGATAACTGACAAGATCAATAACGAACTACATCAGATATGACTATAATTGAAGAAGCAGCAAAGCACCCAGAAAAAATCGCCAAGAAAATCGTCGACTACTCTCAGTTTGTGCAAGATGCTGCCTCTTTTTTTGAGATGGATGGTGAACGTCTTGAGGTGATTTGTAAGAAGCATGCGAAGAACGTTTACGAGACGTGTCTCAGAATTTCAGAGATGAAAGCACTAGAGGACTATTATGCAACCGTCATCGGAAAAATTGAGTCTGCTCATTGGAAGAAATACAACGAGAAGTATTCAAGAGCACTAAGCACAAAAGACATCCAAGCATATATTGCTGGTGAGCCGGATTACGTGGCTGCTAAAGAGCTTAGTCTGGAAGTGGCGTTTGTTCGTCACCAGCTGGATCAAGTGTTAGATGCGTTGAATGGTATGTCATTCATGGTCAACAACATCACTAAGTTACGAGTAGCTGAACTAGAGGATGTGATCCTATGACAATGAGCGGGATGAGACAAGTGTATGTTCGAAGTCGATACTCTTCTCTTAAGGGATGATTTGGAGTCCCTCATCAGAATCTAGCTCCTTGTAGAGAAGGGTTTGACATCGAGAAACACATGACGCTGCTAGGTCTTTAAGAAAAATTGAAAAAAATTGCTAAAAAACTATAACACTTTTCTGAAAAGTGTGTTAAGATACACTTAAGTTCAACAACTACTAGGAGTAGCAATCATGAAAATCAATTACGACGTGAAGAACATGGGTCTGGCTATTCATATGACCTTAGCAGAAAATGGCGTCCTGGTTGAATTGCCTGAATTGGGTGCATCGGTGGTCATGAAGCAGAAGATCTTCATTAACAAAGAAGACCTGATCAAAGAACTGACTGACAAGATCAACGAACTGTATCAGCTATGACAGCAATTGAAAAAATTGCTAAAAACTATAACACTTTTCTGAAAAGTGTGTTAAGATGCACTTAAGTTCAACAATCATTAGGTTTAACCATGAAAGCAATAGTTCTACTTTTTGGTTTGCTTATCTGGTGCCCGGTACAAGCCGCGACTTACAAGGTTCCTCTCCTTGCGGTGCACGAAGTACTTGAGCCAACAGACATCCAGTGTCTCAAACACGTGGAATCACTGCATGATTGGCGGGTGGTATGCAAGAAAGGCGTCTGGCACAGACGAAGCTATTTAGTGACGTATGAGGTCAAGGACGTGATGTATACTGCCAAGTCTGACTACTATCCAGAAAAAATGGTTCGTGTCGATGAAAATGGAAGCTTGATCGAGCTAGATACGACAATGTATGGCCATTACTAAGTGCAAAACGCTTAGTAAACAGATGAGAACCCTACTTAGGTTCTCATCTGTTATTCGCACAACAAAAATAACAAAAATAATAAAAACGTGGAATGACAACTGCAAAAATTTACCTCAAAGATGAGGTCTACTGTACGATTGTAGGCCTTTCAAACGCGGATAATCTAACCCTCTTCAATGAGTTCGCCGTCGAGATTGAGGGCGCATTCTTCCACCCGGCTGTGAAGCTTGGTCGATGGGATGGCAAAGTCCGATTCTTCGAACGAACCGGTCATACCTACATCAGACTCCTGGAGAACATAGTTCCATTCCTGGTGGGCTGGGGGTATGAGATTGAGTTAGTCGATGAGCGCACCCCTTCTAACGTCCCTAAGAC